CCTCAATAGATCAAGAAACAGAACAGTATTATAATAAGTACTTTGACCTGTTTAACAACCCCGGTTGGAAGCAGTTAATCGAAGAACTACAACAAAATGCTCTCGTAATTAATAGCGTAGAAGCGACTAAAGATCAGAATGATTTGTATGTACGTAAAGGACAACTAAACGTACTTGCTTATATTCTTAACTTTGAAACTACAACTAATAATAACTACGATGAGCTAACCGCTGATGATCAAAGTATTTGATTTTCGCTGTACTAACGGACATATCTTTGAAGAATTTGTAGACGGCAACACTACATCCAGTAGGTGCGGATGTGGAGCCAACGCTACAAAAATCGTATCAGCAACTCAACACATACTTGACGGTGCTTCTGGGGATTTTCCCGGTAGACACATGAAGTGGGTACGTGAACATGAGAATGCTGGGCGATCTAGTCGGGAACCCTAGTCTTAGGTCACTTCCCATTTTAATCCTCCATAACCTTAATAATAATAGGCGGGGTAAGTTTATATTATGTCACGAGCACAATTACTTGATGAGCGTCCTGAAGAAGAACCCATTGAAACAACTGAAGAGTTAACTAACAACTCTATTGAGAATCCTGAAGAGGAACAACCTCAAGAACCAGAGTTTAATCTTCCTGAAAAGTACCGTGGTAAGTCTGTCGAAGAACTTGTACAGATGCACCAAGAGCTAGAGAAATTCTCTGGCAAACAGAGTACGGAAGTTGGTGAGCTACGAAGGTTAGTTGATGAACATATTCAGACACAACTCTCAACACAACAAGCACCTCAACAACAGCAACAAGAAGACGATGAAGTAGACTTTTTTGTAGATCCACAATCTGCTGTTAATCGAGCTATATCTAATCACCCTAAGATCAGAGAAGCAGAAGCCTACACACAACAGGCTAGACAACAGGCTACTCTTTCACAGTTGAAATCCAATCATCCTGATATGGAGAGTATACTACAAGATCCTAAGTTTGCTGAATGGATTAAAGGGTCAAAAGTTAGAACACAGTTGTTTGTTCAAGCAGACCAAGGGTACGATTACGATGCTGCACACGAATTGTTTTCTCTCTGGAAAGAAAGAACACAAGCCGTACAACAAACTGCAAACGCAGAAAAAGCAGCCCGTCAGAGTACACTAAAGTCTGCAAGTACAGGCAACGCTCGTGGAACATCAGAAGGATCGCGTAAGAAAATTTATCGTCGTGCTGACTTAATAAAACTTATGCAAACAGACCCTGATCGCTACATGGCGCTACAGCCTGAAATAATGGCAGCGTATGCAGAGAAGAGGGTCAAATAGCCTAACCTTTAAGGAGAATTAAAATGGCTGGTGAAACCTCTGGTGCATATTTTACAGCTAACGCTGTAGTAGACAAAACCGCTGCGGGTACTTTTATCCCCGAAATCTGGTCGGATGAAATTATTGCAGCATATCAAAAGAACCTGAAGATGGCTCCCCTTGTCAAGCGTCTGTCTATGACCGGCAAGAAGGGTGACGTTATTCACATCCCTAAGCCCATCCGTGGCTCTGCATCTGCTAAGGCAGAAGCTGTTGCGGTAACCATTCAGGCTAACCTTGAGTCAGAGTTGACTGTCACTGTTGACCGTCACTTTGAGTACTCTCGTCTGATTGAGGACATCGTAGAAGTACAGGCTCTGTCTTCTCTGCGACAGTTCTACACTGAAGACGCTGGTTACCAACTGGCTCTGCAAGTTGACACTGACCTGATTAACGCCGCTACTGGCTTTGGTGACGGTACTCGTACTGCTTCTCCTGCCAACACTGGCGCTAACTGGGTAAACAGCAACAGCTACTACTTCAACGCTACTTCTGGCCTTGCGGCTTACGCTGTTGATACTGTTACTACTGGTGACAACTTCACTGACCTTGGCTTCCGTGAAGCTATCAAGCTGATGGACGATGCTGACGTACCTATGGACGGACGAGTTCTCGTAATTCCTCCTGCTGTTCGTAAGTCAATCATGGGCATTGATCGTTACGTGTCTTCCGACTTTGTTGGTGGCCGTGGCGTTGAGTCAGGTCTGATTGGTAACCTGTACGGTGTAGACATCTACGTGTCTAGCAACGCTCCTGTACTGGAAGTTGCCGCTCAAAACACTGCTTCTACCGCTGATACTCGTGGTTGTTTGTTCTTCCACAAGGATGCTTTGGTAATGGCAGAGCAACTGGCTGTACGCTCTCAGACTCAGTACAAGCAGGAATACCTGTCTACGCTGTTTACGTCTGACACGCTGTACGGTGTTGAGACTTACCGTCCCGAAGCAGGATTCATCCTCGCTGTTTGCGACGAGTAAGCTACTCTCTCTACGGGGGTCGCAATGGCCCCCTTTTCCTTTTGCTCGTTTTTCTTGGAGTAGGTGATGGCAACAACTATTAAACTAAAAAACGGATCAGGGGCGCCTACGGCTGGTGATCTAGTCCAAGGTGTACCAGCGTTTGATCTGACTAACAAAAGACTGTACACAGAAGACTCTGGCGGTACAGTTATTGAGATTGGTACAACACCAACATCTCTGAACACCACAGGCACAGTTACGTTTGGTAATTTGTCTGACGGTACAATCACAGTTACAGCGTTTGTTGACGAAGATGATATGTCTTCTGACAGCGCAACCCTTATTCCTACACAGCAATCTGTAAAGGCTTACGTTGATTCACAGGTTGCTTCAGCCGACACGCCGGCAGAACTAACAGACACTAACATTACTTCACCCGCTGATGGCGCATTGTTGTTTTACGACACT